ATGAAATCTTTATGTGAAAATGTTTTACAAAAAGTTAGAACACACTTCGGTAAGTCGGTTAGAATTACAAGTGGATATAGATCGCCAGAATTATGTGAGGCGATAGGTTCAAGTAAAACTTCTCAACATGCTAAAGGTCAGGCTGCTGACTTTGAAATAACAGGTATAGATAATAAAGTATTGGCAGAATATATAATAGATAATTTAGATTTTGACCAAATAATATTAGAATTTTATACAGACGGTGATCCAAATAGTGGTTGGGTCCATTGCTCGTATAAAGATGATAACAGAAAACAAGTATTGAGAGCGTCTAGAGTTGACGGTAAAACAAGATACACAAATGGCTTGACTCTATAAACAAAATCTGTTATAATATTAGTTATGAATCAATTGAATACCTTTTTTAAGGACAAGTACGACATGAAGTCCTTTAAACACAATGCACCTGCTTCGTCAGGTCCAGACTTACAAACAGAATCTATCAATGGTAAAAGATACTATGTCACGCCGAACGGTGAGAAGTATCCATCTATTACTACTGTTTTAAATGACAGAGGTAAAGAAGGCATTCGTAAATGGCGTGCCAGTGTAGGTTTTGATGTTGCGAACCAAATAATGAGAGCCGCTGCTAAACGAGGTACTGCTGTACATACATTAATAGAAAACTATCTTAATAATGAAGAACTAACAAAACAAGAAGTATTGCCTTTGGCATTATTTACTTTAATGAAAAGTGAACTAGATAATGTTGATAATATTGTTTTACAAGAAGCAGCATTGTATAGTGATGAATACCAGATTGCAGGTAGAGTAGATTGTATCGCTGAATATAATGGTAAGTTATCTGTAATTGATTTCAAAACATCTACAAAAGAGAAAAAAGAAGAATGGTGTGAGAACTATTTTATTCAATGTTCTGCTTATTGTGAAATGTATGAAGAAAGATTTGGTAATCCTATTGATCAAGTTGTTATACTTATGGTGACAGAGGATGGTGCTGTTCAAAGATTCGTAAAAGATAAGAAAGATTATCTACCTTTACTTAAAGAAGCAATACAAGATTTTAAAAATCTAAACCTGGGGTAATTCTTCTTCGATAACAGGTCTATACATCATCGGTGTTAGACTTTGATTATCCCATGCATAAGGTTGACATTCTAAAGTAAATCCAGTATAATCTTCTATATTTACACTAGGTGGAAAGTTGTTTCCTCGCTCTAGGTAATGTTCGCTTAGAGATTGATTTATGAACTCTTGATTATTTGCTAAGTAAACCTCACAACTTTCATATGTAAGATACGCTGTATCCTGGTAATAAGTATAGTACTTATCAACTTCACCTTCGAAAGTGAAAACTGCTGTAATTAAAAAAACTATTGAGAACATACAACTATTTATATTATTAAACCATTTTTAAACTGAAAACTATTGTCAAAATGTCAAAGAAATTAAAAAGTAACCCAGTTGCAAAAGCAAATAAGAATAGACCACAGGTCATTCCTAATAAAAAGAAACCTAAGCGTAATGAACTAAAGGATGAACTGCAAAAGCAATGGGAAAAAATATGAGAGCATTTTGTTTAGGTAATGGACCTTCTCGTAAATCAATTGATCTAGAAAGTTTAAAATCATACGGCACAGTTATAGGTTGTAATGCAATCTATCGTGATTTTACACCAGACATATTAGTAGCATTAGATTCAAGAATAGGTCATGAAATATATCGGTCAGGATATGCTCTCAAAAATAAAACATATTTAGGATACTGGACACCAGTGCCAAAGATGGTAGCAGAAACTATGCTAGAGTCTATGGGTGGTGAAACCAATATCGAATGGAATAATGCGGAAGATGTTGTCTACCACGGTGCTGATGGAGTGTTTACTCTAATGGTAGGTAATAATTTAGGCATGACATATATTACTGGTGTTGTGCCTAATGACTTTGTTGAAAATATAGAACCAGAGATAGGAGACTTTGCATATAGCACAGGTGCTAGAGCAATATATCTTGCTTGTGAATTAGGTGCTAAAGAAGTTTACATAATAGGTTATGACTTATTTTCGGCAGATGGTACAATAGATAACATATATGCTGGCACAGATGGTTATGCAGATAAATTAAGTAAAGTAGATAAGGGTGATATATACGATTGGATAAAACAACATAAGAATACATTTGATAGTTTTCCGAATACTAATTTTTATAAAGTTAATCCGAATTTAAATGAGATAAATGAATGGAAAAACTGTAAAAATTTAAAATATATTTCACATTTAGACCTTGACACGCTAGACAAAAAGTGATATAATAGTGATATGATTATTACACCCAATAAATTTGCTCAGATTATAGAGCAAAGTGTAAAAGATAGAAAATCTAGTTATATGGATGCTATATTATTTTATTGTGAGAAAAATAGTATTGATCCTGGCACGGTTAAAAATCTTGTAAACAAAACTCTTAAAGAGAAACTTGCTTATGAAGCACAAGGGTTAAATATGTTAAAAGAGAAAACGGCAAAACTGCCAATATAAGGAGATATAATGAAATTAATTAATCACACATTTAGATTTAGAGCGCTTGGTGATTGGATAAATCAAACAACAGATGATCTATTCGCAGATAAGAAAGTTGTTTTATTTAGTTTACCTGGTGCATTTACACCTACTTGCTCTTCACAACAATTACCTGGTTATGAAGGTGCATTTAATAAGTTTAAAGAACTTGGAGTTGACGAAGTATATTGTATGTCAGTCAACGATGCTTTTGTTATGAATGCTTGGGGAAATGCTCAAGGTATTGAAAAGATAAAAATGATTGCTGATGGCGACGGTGTCTTTACAAGAAGTATGGGTATGCTTGTTGACAAACCATTTCAAAAGTTTGGTCTAAGATCATGGAGATACTCTGCTTACATAGTAAATGGTGAAGTAGAAAAGATGTTTATTGAACCAGGGTTTAATAATGAAGGTAAAGATGATGATCCTTTTGAAGTATCAGACGCTGAAACAATGATCACCTATCTATCAGAATAAAGGTAATGAATGGTTTTGAAGTTTATAAAATCTACTTGGCTGTCAAACTTCACTTCACAAGCAAAAACCGATCTTATGACTTCCATAAGCACTCTGGTAGAACAACGGCAAGGTTGGGTACCTTTACTAAAAGGCGGGATAGGTATTTTTTTCACAAACTTTCTAAACTTTATAACGATAGGGATATTGCTGATTACTTTGTTAGTAATTTTGTTACCAATACTAATTTATGGGTTGGTGACATTATCGGTAGAGTTGGTGATGAAAACTTTAAACTATGGCAAAAGAAGATTGAGGCATTAAGTTATTATTTTGAACAGGATATTGATTACATAATTGATCAGATGAATACAAACGATATATCTTTTAATGATATTATGATTTCAAAACAAGGACAACATCCTTATATATTGAAATACTTTTTATCTAAAAGAATAAACTTTGAAACATTTGTAATACTAGATGATATACTAAACTTTTCTAGACACTTAAATAAAAGTATAACAGAAAAAGTATTATGGCCAAAACTATACGAGAGAATGATTAGATACAAACCATTTCTAAAATATAATAGTACAAAATATAAACAAATATTAAAGAAGAAAATTAAGGAGATATAATGAAAAAGAATTATTATGATATCATAATGAACGATAGGGTAAATGCTCTTAAAGATTTACCATTTCAAGTTAAGTTTATGTCTATGCAAATACTTGCCTGGATGTGGTCTGCTGTATTTGGGATTTATATTATAGAGAGCATCTATGCTTTTGGCATATCTGCTATCGCTCATGCTTTGTTTATTACAATGACCGTATTGACTGCTCTATATTTTAAACAAGTACAAAGAAAAAAAGTTGACGGCATTCTTACAAGAGGTAAAGGTGGTGAACATGAGTAGTAAAGAACGATTAGTTTTCTTTCTACTTGGTTTAATACCATTTATTAGTATTTTAATAGCATTAGCAGAAGGATGGATTACACTATGAGT